GTATGAATCATCTCATAAATTAACAATTTACGCGCTTTTGCCATTTGAGGACCATCATCATAAAGTTTATTAATTTGATCACATGCCTCCTCAGCTAATTGATCACTCACATATTTACCATCGAAATTTTTAAAGTCGAAGTCAATACCTCGTGAATTTTTAGAAATCAAATCTTCATAAATGCTAGTCCAATCTAATGATCTAACATCTATGCCAACACAAGCAAAAATGGATCCTTTAGCATTACGCATAAATCTACAAATATCACCAAATAATCTTCTAGCACAAAGAGTAAACTCAACCGGGGCAATACAAAAACTACGAGTATTAGCCTGTTCAATCTTAGACAATGTTCTCTTTTCAGATTTCAAACAATCAGTCCAAATACTAAAATCTAATTCTCCAGCCATCAAACTATTCCACTTTCTATCAACCCTTTGTTGTAAATTTTCATCGGTGATAACGTAATGGGGTATTTCTGGTCTTTCATTTAAATCATCAAACAAATATGATTTACCTTGTCCTTTCTTTTCATAACCAAAACCTGGTGACGATTTCATGTTCAAAGCTTCACATCCACTCAATCTCTCATTACCAACAACAATCCCATTAATTGCCTCATCTAAAGTCCACACTCTCGGTTTAACTCCCTCGCAACACTTAAGCATCTGAGAGTAAACAATTTCTCCACTGTTCTTAACTAATCTTGGATCATATGGGTATTGCATCTCCCCATACTTATTCACAGCCTTATATAAGATATTTTCACACTTATATTCATCCAAGACTCGTGGATCTTTAGGTGATAAAACACTGAGCCCTGTTTTAGGGGGATAGATCTGACCATAAGCCATACTATATGAGAGCTCGTGTTTATTCGTTTGAAACACCCGATATTCCTTCTTTAATTGTCCGAGACAACTAATATTTGGTGCAAAAGGTGATTCTACGGTATTATTAGGATCAACTAATTCCTCGCATATTTCTTCAAAATTATTTTTATTCCTAAAAACATCAACAAATTCCTGAATAGTCTCTTGTATCAAATGGCAAGCATATTTACATTGAGCACTACCAGCAATGTGTAAACCAACCAATTTACGAGGATTAGTACCAACTAAAAGACATGGTGATCCAGAAAGTCCTTTACCACTGTCTGTATATTTTCCTAATTTAAATCCATGACTAATTTTATAATCAAAATGATCATTTTTATAAGATGGAAAAGAATCAATACGTGTTGCATCCGTATTAAACCTTGTCATGGATATCGTTGTATTTTTACCATCACAAGAAACCTGTGGAACAATAATTTCAAATCGTGTTCTCTCTATATGTTGTATATCTTGTAAGGTTACTATATGTTTAATAACATCCTTATGTAAACCCAAAGACTTAAACTGGACAAAAACCATATCTAATTCTTGAGACTTAACAATAGGGGTATTTTCATCGATATAGCAACAAATCATTTTACCTCCTTTACCAATTAATTCAACGTAAATAGGAAATGGATTAATTGGGAACCCATGATGTGGCATAACCATTATGTTGTCACAAATAACTAGCCCTACCATGGATGAAATATAAGTCTTTTCTTCCTCGATATCTTTATACATATAAATACGATAAGTATTATCTTCAACACGATCAGAAATAGACGAATCTCTAAACATATTCTCTGGTGCAATTATACTTGCAGATATTTTCTCAACATTCGGATGGACTAATGTTGGAGCAGTAGTGCGAACACTATCATTTTCATACTTATGAGGTACAACCAATGATGGTGCTACAGTACGGGGAACATCACTTTGGTACTTATGCGGTACAACTGTAGAAGGGCTGACCGTACGAGTATCTCCATCATATTTCTCGCCTACAATATCTTCACTAGGACATATCAAATCATATAAAAACTTAGAACTTCTATATAAAGTATATGCACCAGCAACACCAAGACTAAATCCTAATAACCAACGAATAATTCGCCCAGGGGTTCCAATAATCCCTTGATACCATGATTTAATCTCCTTAATTATATTTTCTACAACATAATTACACTGAGAAAATGCTCTAGTTACACTATTTTTGAAAACAGTAGTTGCTTGGTAGTAACGCTCTCTAATACTATCAAAATAATTATACAATACATCCAAAGGGCTACTAGTACGCATGTGAAGCATATAAATAAAATCATTATACTGATCCACCGCCATGGTAGTAACACTCTCTAAATTTATTCCTGATTTTTCCAATAAATCTTCAGCGTTAGCACTTTCTGCAACTACTTTACCATTTAAATTATACTTTTCACAATACTCTTGATAAGAAAGAGTACTATAGTCAATATGAATTGTATTAGGTGTTAATAGTAATTCTGGATTGACTGTTAAAGTTCTTTGTATTATTTGATGTTTACGAAATCTCATTTTCAAATAAGCAAACAAATCAGTTGTATTATCGAAAATCTCTAATGGTTGTTCGTGTCCACTAGTTGGGTCTAAGACTTTAAAAATCATCTGTTTGGAAAACAAACCACCCTCTCTCGTACACTGTATTAAAACGTGTCTACGTCTCCAGAGTGCAAGTGTACTTGAAACTGAATTAGGTGTTGGAAAAGCCACATTAGCCGTTGCCATAACTAATTTAGAAGTAAAGGGTATACCCTTAGTCTCTAAATGTGCCATAGGTGGGTAATACGGAGTAGTACCAACACAATCAAAATATTCATTCCACGGATTAAATTGTGGATCTTTATTTTGACCTAAATCATCAAATAACATACAAAATTGTCCATCATAATTGTCAAAATACTTTGATGAATTACTACGTGAACAAATTAAATTTGCACCTTGTTCATTCATACCATCAATGTCGACCTTAATCAATTCTTTAACCATCTCGGTACAAATTTCAGACTTGCCCAGACCAGGTCCACCTTCAATGTAAATACTAAAGGGTTCTTCTCGACGAATTCCACCTTTAATAGCCTCGATCCGATCAACCAAATTTGAACAAATTCTAAACTTCTCACAAGCCTTCAAAAAATAATGATTAGGTCTTACTTCTCCAGTACAAAATATTTTAAGCCACTTATTCATAACAATACGATATTTCTTAACCTTATCACGTGACGCGGCAGAAGCATTCAATTCTCGTCTAAAATCATCAGAATCGGATCCAAAAGCAAATTCAATAAAATCTACTAGCTCCTCATCTGAATTATTAACTGCAATAGAATGCCATGCTTTATCACCAAAAGCCCACCGAAATATCGATTGTAATGATGCAACAAAGTCAGATACAAATTTCTTAATACCACTAAAAGTTCTTAGTGTGGTATACTTAGGTAATTGAAAATTAATTTTAGGTAATTCCATATTCCCTGCTTTATCTAAAACTGATGGATTAAGCACTGATGCGACTAAGTATACGATACTACTACAGGAGCTGAGTATTTCTACACAACTTTCTGGAGCCACTTCATTCGGTTCCTTCGCGTAGTCGCCAATACAGGGAATTCCTAGATTATCCCAATTAATATTCAAATATCTACTAATAAATGTAGATAAAGTATAATTTAAACCCAATATCTTATTTAATATAAATATGAATAAGCCCCTAATCTTTTCCATATAGTATTTTAAAAATATTGGTTTTGTATGCTCGCAAGCATAAGAATTATTTCTACTCTCAATAACAAATTTATTGACGCCTTTACAACATCCATTCTTACACATGAGAGTTAAGTCCTTACTAAAGTCAAATGTATCTTTGCAACTAAAATACATTTCTACCAAGGTATCTAAAATAGCACTGGTGTTAAATGTGCCATCTGAATTCATAAAAGTAGAACATAAAGACGTTGGTTTTAACAACGATCCAAATGTTTTACTAATAGATTCAACAATACCTTTAATTTCTGCAACAACCGGATTAATGTAATTATCAATACTATTTACAACTGCAGAATTAATAGGACCCACTGAATAATTGTTTATTATAAAATTTGATGTGCGTCCGGGGATTTGTTTAATACTATCAATCCAAGACTCCTCATTCTCACCAAACACAGTATCAATACTAGGAGGTTCAATACGAGGATAAGGATATGCAGGTTTTGGAGCCTCAACATTAAATTCATGACCATAATTAATCTTAATATCACAGTAATAATGAGAATAATTGGCACTGCGATAATCAAGACAAAACTTCTGATCATAATAATAACAATTAAGTCCCCAATCCAACGTAAAATAAACATTATGTTTCTCCATTCCACAACATGGATCTTCATCCAAACACAACGAAAAAGGATCACGAAAACATGCAACATTTTCACAATCAATAATATTTAAAGGTGAACCATAGAGCATACAAGATCTTTCTAAAGCAAATTTACCATCAAATAAACTAAGCTCCAAAGTTTGGCAAATGCACAAATTACATAAAGCCAAATCTGTAAGACTCAAAATATCACCATTAACACACTGTGTGTTAAAAACTTTATTAACACATTGATGAGATTCATTCAATCTTATATAAACATAATGGTGAGTAAATTTAGTTGCATATAATGCTAAAACTTCAACTAATGGATCACTTTCTAAATGGGCAGGTATTCTAATATCTTCTACGACCATATCATAATCATCACAATAATCGTAAAAATCATAATAATCCCAAAATTCATCAGGTACCTGTGGTTGAAAGTTTCCCAAATCATCGAAGTCATAAGTTACACTAGGCTTTCTATGACTAATTAAAGCACTATCCCAATAACCAAATTTACTATCTTTTCCTCTGTAACTCAACAATAAAGGCATGAGGTCTGTACCCTTATCGGTTTTATAATCCGTATTTCCAAAATATTTTAGAAAATCTTTATCTGAACAATTGAATTTTGTTTTCAATAAATTTTTCCAATCTTCAAATCTAATACAATCAACGGTACAATCAGCAAGATTGTATCGCCTAACAGGCTCTAATTCAAACATAAAGTCATCATCATTAGAACAGTTAGTTAATCCAAAAAAGCCGGGCATAGCGGTATCTAAATCTAAATTATGTGTCATTTTATTTAATTAATTCCATTTAATATGGCAAATGGAGAAAACCACCCTACCTATATCTGTATGTGTATGTAATATATTTAAATGTGTGTATTTATATTTTATCCCAATAATAATGAATGAAAGGATAAAACGATACCTATACAAAACTTATCATTTAACTAAACTCGCGTAAGAATCATTGCTTTACTAGCGATGTTTTCCATAAATAAATACTAAGTATTAAATTTATAACATCTATTCAAGCTCATACAAACAAACGAGAGATAAAATCTATTATCAAAGTTTTGTAAATTTAATCTTCTAATAGAGTGCCCTCCTGGAACCGGATAACCCAGGTTCTCTATTATAAATTAAACTTTCAGTAAGGGAAAGGAAATGAATGATAACGTGAATATGAATATATAATTTATTACAAATTATAGTTATTCCTACATTAATTATCGCAAATAACTATAATTTACATTATAAGTATACCTACATTAATTAATCGCATATACTATAAATATAATAAATTATATAAATAAATGAAAAATGAATTTTAAAATTAAGAATATTTCCTTCGGTGCTTTCAAAGATTCAAACCTAGTGTCATCAATAACCTTAATTTAAGTAATTGTACTTTTAAACCTCATTTACTTTGAAGTGGTTTACCAAAGTCATTAAAAAGAGCATACTGCAGTTTATAACACATACTTGGCCGTTTAATAAGACGCCATGGTCTTTGCATAAGACTTCCCGCGCCGTCATGCAACCCCGTGGTTAGCCGTTATTAAAGACGGTATATGAAATAAAAAGCGTATATAGAATATCAA